TCCAGTGGTAATGTGGCGTCTGCCGCTTCTCAAACCACACAGGCAGCTACCCAGAACTTCCAGTTTGACTACGGCGTACTGGAAGGTTACGGACAGCAAGCGACGAACAGCGTAGCTAACGGGCTTAACACGGGTTCTGGAACACTAAACTATAGTGCTACAACAGTCGGAACGAATACAAGTAACAGTATTCTTTCTGGTATGCAGACTGTAGACCTTACTTCTGGTGGAACACAGGCTACAAACAGTATTTTAGCCGGTCTTAATACTGGTGGCGTCCAGCTTACTACAACAGCTACGACCCTGGGAACAGAAACGGCGACAAATTTAAACAACAGCCTTCTTACAGGCGGTGCTGGTCTGCAAGCTACGGCTTCGCAGTTAGGTACGGACACTATTAACAGCTTAAGCACAAGTTTTAATAACGGTGCTTCTACACTTGATCTGTCGGCGTTACAGCTTGGTACCAACACTACCAGCAACCTTACCACAGGTCTTACAAACGGAACCGCTACAGCAACGTCGGCGGCTACGAATGTGGGTACCCAGGTAGGAACCAGTCTTACTACCGGACTGGATACAGCAAACGCCCAGGTAGCAGCTTCTACACAGCAGCTATCACAAACACTTTCGACAGGTCTTACGACGTCAATAACGGACGCTTCCACACAGGCGACGACCGCTATTAACGAAATGGGTACAAATATCGGAACAGCGCTTACAAGTGCTGTAGACCAGGCTTCTACACAAGCGACCACGGCGGTAGCTACCCTGGGTACTAATCTGGGAACTGCCTTAACTGAAAGTCTTACAACAGCAGAAACGGGAGCCGGTGAAGCCGCTAACAATATCGGTACCCAGGTAGGAACGAACCTTACACAAGGTTTATCTTCGATCAGCGCGAGCGCTTCCGCGGCGGCTACGACTGTCGGTACTTCTGTACAGACAGCACTTACTACAAGTATAGCAGCGGCCGGTACAGCAGCTTCCGCGACAGCACTTACGGCCGGTACGACCATGATACAGTCTTTGGTATCTGGTATTACTGGTATGACACCTACCGCCGTATCTACAGCAAACAGCACCGGTCTTAAGACGGTACAGGGGTTAGCCCTTGGTATCCTTGCCGGAACCAGTACAGCGGTATCCGCCGCACAGACTGTAGTAAATGCTGTAACTGCAACATTTAACAGTATTAACCTTCACAGTGCCGGTTATAACGCCGCCGCTGGTTTTGCTTCTGGCCTTGCTTCTGGTGCTGGTGCGATCTACGCACAGGCCCAGGCGATCGCGTCTACTGTACGTTCTACTATACAGTCGGCGTTACAAATTCATTCACCTTCCAGGGTAATGATGAAAATAGGACAGTATACCGGCGAAGGTATGGCTATCGGTATTGAAAAGATGGTAGGACAGGTACAGAGTGCTTCCGAACAGCTGGCTAACGGTATAACCGCACCAGTAACATACAATTCTGGAAATAGCCCGGTACAGGAAGTACAAAGTACGTTATCAGATGTTCCGGCTTTAGCTGGAAATATCCCGGTAAGCCCGACAGGAAGCAGTAAAGCGGAAACGCTGAAAAAAGAAATTAAGCTGGTAATTGAAAAGATCATTCTTAACGATACCGGCGACAAAGACAAAAAGCAGCTTGTAAAAGAGTTACTGGAAGAACTTATAGAGGAACTGAAAGGCGCTGACGAAGTAATAAGCAGCGCAGACCTGGGGGTATTGTTATAAATGAAAGGTGATAAGACAGTTAATATAACTATCAAAGGTGGCGGCGTAACATTGAACATTCCAGTTATACCGTCAAAAGTCAACGTGTCAGATGGTAGCAGTACGCCGAAAACAGTAACCATATGGAGAAAGGGAGAAGTCGATTTTAACGACGGTAAAAGCTTGGACGGCCTTAGCTGGTCGTCCTTCTTCCCTTCCAGGTATGACGCTTCGTACTGCAATGACAAGAACTTAAAAAAGGTACAATGGTATATCAATGCTATAAACAAATGGAAGAACGCCGGAACTGTGGTACAGGTTATTATACCGGCTATGAATATCAATAGGTCCATGAAGGTTAAAACCTTCCAGGGGGACTATGAAGGACAAGAATTAGATTACTACTACGACCTGGAATTTAAAGAGTATGTAAAGCTTCCGCAAGTAAAAGTACAGGCGAAGAAATACATTACTGTAAAGAAAAGGGACCCGAAACCAGTATCTAAACCTTCGACTTCCAAAAACAAGAAAAAGACCGCGATCAAGAAAGGCGACAAGGTACAGTTCAAGGGCGGACCGGTTTATATTTCTTCGGACGCTTCCAGACCAGCTGTAACACGCGGAAAGGCAAAATGTAATTGTACGATCGTAAACAGCAATAAACACCCATACCACCTTATACATTATAGCGGGGATATGGTGTACGGTTGGGTTAATGCTTCTGATTGCGAAAAAATATAAAGGTAGGCTATATCAATGGGAAAACTACAGCTTAAAATTGATGGAAACGACTTTACGGGTGTCCTTGCTGATAACCCAGTTATTAAAGATCAGCTTAACGCTTGCTGCCGTACCTTGACTTTTAAGCTGTCTTTATATGGGAACCGCCTGGACCTTTTAGCCCACAAAGTAGAACTTTTTTATAACGGGAAACGCTGGTTTATCGGTGAGATAAAAAAGCAGAAAGAGGAACACGACGGAACCAACAGTATAACCGCATATGACCCGCTTTTTTTGTTTGGGAAGCATGAAGACGATTATTACTTTAAGAATCAGACAGCTACCCAGATTGTAAAGAGCATGGCGAAAAAGATAGGATTAAAGGTATACAAGTTGGAAAACACGAAAGTTGTTATATCCTATGTCCTGTATAAGAAAGGCGCCCCGGATAAGATTACGGTAGACGTCTTAGCCAGAACGTGGAAGGGTGGCGGTGACAAATTTTGGTTTAGGTACGACCCAGTAAATGATGGAATACTGTTAAAGCGGCGTACTGTACCAGAAATGATATGGGCGTTTAAAACAGGCGGTAACCTTATATCTGCCAGTAGAGAACGTAGCATAGAAGAAATGTATAACACGGTAAAGCTGATTAACCGGGAAACTGGAAAAACGGCCACAAAGGTTAATGCAAAAAATAAAGCCTTGTACGGCAATACCCAGTATTACGAAGAAATCAGCGATAAGGATAAAAACTTATCTAAGCTGGCAGAACAAAAGCTTAAGTCTTTATCTAAGATTACTTCTACTATGAGTATGTCCGGCTTAAATTCAGACGGCGCTATGGGTCAGTTCTTCGTAGGCGACCCGATTTACGTAGAAGAAAAAAATACCGGTATAGTCGGCGGCTACTGGGTAAGAAATGTATCACATACATTTTTAGCCGACGACGCTATACAGCTGGACTTTGACCTTACAGCTACAGAAGATATACCGGAAATCCAATACGACAACAGTAAAACCCAGTCTTCCAGCTGTAAAGGTAAAACGACGACCGCCTTACACGTTCGTAAGGGCGCCGGTACGAATTACGCAAGTAAAGGTGTCTGGCCGAAAGGTACAAGCTTATCTATTAAGGGTCAGTCTGGAAGCTGGTACGAAGTAACCGGAAAGCTTAAAGGAAAAGAAGTAAGCGGTTATTCTCATAAAGACTATATAAAAATAACGTCTGGTAAGGTGCCTAAGTAGAAAGAAGGGATAGTATGTTAGGGTCTGTAGACGCATTAAGTACATTAAGGGGCGACGGTCAGAAAGATAGCGTACTGGAAGGATTACACCTTTTACAAGCGACTTCCGCAGAGCCGAACGCGGTAAAATTTAAACTGATAGGAACAGAACTTAACATAGACGCCGGTATGTTCGACATACCGGTTTCTGTTTATCCGATCTGTAAAGGCGATCAGTTTTTAGCGTACCCACTGGTAGGGTCAGAACACCAGCGCTGGGGAATTGTAGCGAAGATCACAGGTAGTGGACGAACTGGTACTATGATCGGTTCTAACAGCTGTAAGGTGGACGGTGTAGCCGTGACCTACGGAAGCGGTAAGGTTATGGCGCCTAAGAGTGCCAAAAGCGGCGACCGTGTAGCAGTTATTCCTTATGGTACACCAGATAACGTAAAATACGCCCTGGTACCTATTGATTACAGAGTATATACGGAGTGTGGTTATTATGGCGGACATTGACTTAAGGGTACCGGTATTTGACTTTGATACCGGGGAATTTGTGATAGGTCTTGACGGTACCGTAAAAACCGTAACCGGGTCAGAAGCCGTAGGCATGATCGCCGTAAAAGCAGAAGAAACAGAACGAGGTATTTTTCCTGTATATGGTGACTTTGAAAATGAAGAAGAAAACCACGTATACGGAAGTGACGTAAAGGCTTACGGTATTTGTGGCGATTACCCGAAAGACGTAAGGCTTTCGGAAGTAAAGCGAGCCGCGGAAGAAGCTATAGCCTATGACCCATGGATAACAAGCGTAGACAGTGTATCTGTAGAAGAAGGGGAAGACAAAAACGGAACCCCTTGTTTTATTGTAGACATTGAATTTACGGACATTTTCAGAAATTCAATTTTAGTAGAGGGGGTGGAAGTATGACAGAAAGACCAGAATTTGTACCAGTGTTCTTACAGTCCGCGACGGATATTAAAGAATTTCTTTTATCCCAGATACCGGATACCTGGCGTAAGGAAGTCGGCGATTTTCCCTATGATATGATTATGCCGGACGTCGCCCAGGTAATGCAGCTGGAAATAGCCCAGGACAGGATTTTACAGAACGCTTTCCCGCAGTTTTGTGAAGACGAACACATGGACGAACACATGGAAAGAGTAGGGCTTACCAGAATTGAAGCTACAGCAAACAAAAGGGTATTGTCTATCGTGGCAGACCCCGGCGTAAGAATCCCCCAGGGGTACACCTTTACTTCCGTCGTTACTGACGAAGACGGTAACCCGATAGAGTTTACCGCAGATCGTGAAGTGATTTTCCTAAGTGATAAAGCTGTAGACGTCCGTATAACTTGTACGCTGACCGGAAGCGACGGAAACCTTGCTACTGGAAGTGAATTTATCTTACAACCGCCTATAGCTGGCGTAACATCAATCACGGATAAAGGTACCGTGGTTATGGCTGCTGAAAGGGAAAGCCTAGACGCTGCCTGGACAAGAATGCTTGATAAGGCAGAAAACCCAGATACAGGCGG